CTTGAAAACCATGAATGTCACACGTGCGGACAGGCCTTCCACGACACTAAGCACCAACAAGTTTTGGCGGCAAAGCAGACGGATCTGGATTCAGCAAGAGCGGCGTGCCAAGAATATACACAGCTCTTATCAGAACTTGAGACTGCCCACACCTCCCTGGGCGTGTTAGGTAAACCACCCCGGATGTTCTACGATCATGAAGAGGATGCTATCCGACATCGTAGCACACTCAGCAATTTACAACAACAGATAGACAGCAAGCGGATCGAAGCCGATCCCTATTCAGAACAGATTGAAGAAATGGCCTCACAGGCCCTACAGACCGTGACCTACGACGCCTTGAACGAACTTACTCGACTGCAAGAACATCAAGACTTCTTGCTCAAGCTGTTGACCAGCAAGGACAGTTTTATCCGTAAGAAGATCATTGAACAGAATCTTGGCTATCTCAATGCCAGGCTCACTTACTACCTGGATCGTATTGGCCTGCCACATACTGTGGTGTTCCAAAATGATTTAACTGTCAGCATTGAAGAGCTGGGACGCGAGCTGGACTTTGACAATCTCAGCCGAGGTGAGCGCAATCGATTGATACTCAGCATGAGCTGGGCCTTCCGGGACGTGTATGAAAGCCTGTATCAACCAATCAATGTGTTGTTCATTGATGAAATGATTGATAGTGGCCTGGACACACAAGGTGTAGAAAGTAGCTTGGCCTTGCTGAAACAGATGAGTCGTGAGCGCCACAAGAGTATCTGGCTTGTGAGTCATAGAGATGAACTAGCCGGGCGTGTGGAGAATATCCTGCGTGTGGTCAAAGAAAAAGGCTACACCAGTTATAGCACGGATGTTGATATAGTATGAAAATATCAGGGTTCAAGTATGATGCCATTGACGAGTATCAACTTGAAATAACATCTTATTGTAATGCTGCCTGTCCCCAGTGCCCAAGAAATGACAACGGCCAAGGAATTAACAGACGTATGCCATTATGTCATCTTGACCGATTGGTCATAGACCGTGCATTTACAAAAGAGTTGTGCAGTCAATTGCGGCAGATATTTTTTTGCGGCAGTTATGGCGATCCTATCATGCACCCTAATTTTTTAGATATCTTGCGCGACTTCCGCAAAAAGAATCCCACACTGTGGTTATATTTTCATACCAATGGTGGCGTACACAACCCGGACTACTGGACTGAAATTGCTCACATTATGGCCGGGTATGGTCAAATAGATTTTGGTATCGATGGGTTGGAAGATACTTTACATTTGTACCGTCGTAACGTAAAATACAACAAAGTTATCGATAATGCCAGTGCGTTTATAAAAGCAGGAGGACGTGCGCAGTGGAATTTTATTGTGTTTCGGCATAATCAACATCAAGTCGAGCAAGTGAAACAGTTAGGCAAAAAGTTAGGATTTTTTGATGTGCTGATCAGAAAGACTGGAAGGTTTTTCAATCATTATACCATAGAAGAAATGCCATCATGGCCAGTGGTAGATCAGTACATGTTAGAACCCCCGACCATGCCCGAGTATCGTAATCAAAGTATGTTATTCTTGCCAGATTTAAAGAAACAATATAAAAATATTCGAGAATATTTCAATACCACGGAGATCCACTGCGATGCCATGATTGGTCCCAAAGTTGTTATTAATGCGGAAGGATTGGTATTGCCTTGTAATTTTTTCAATCATAACTTGTATGATCGTAGATTTTATGAACCAGATGTACTACCAGGATGTAATGAATTAAGTACTGTTGATGGAGGAAATCAAATTAGATCGTTTTTAGAAAGTTATAATTTAGATAGTTTTAATATACATTTACATAGTCTCAATGAAATTTTTCAAAATTCCATGTGGAGCGATTTGATTGCTAGTTGGAATAAAACTTTAGCCGATGGACGATTATTTGAGTGTGCAATGACGTGTGGATCAAAAATTACCAAAGTATGGGATCAAGGAGGAAGTATAAGATGAAATATATGATTACAGGCGGCAGTAAAGGATTGGGGCTTGCATTAGTCACACATTTTGGTGGCAATAGTTATTGCCGTGGGAACGGATTTGATATTACCAAGGATGTGGATCGTTTAGCTGAAGCAAGTTTAAACTACGATGTTTTTATCAATAATGCATTTGATGGGCCATTTCAAGAACCCTGGGCCAACTTTGCTCAAACCAATTTGTTATATGCCGTAGGAGATACCTGGCGCAAAAATAATAAAACAGGTTTCATCATCAACATTGGAAGTGTGGGCAGTGAAAGTGTAGTTGCTCCTGAACCCGCATTTGAAACTTACCGAGTAAGCAAATCAGCCTTGAAGGCACACAGTCGGCAGTGGACTCGTGCATTTAAAGAAAACAAAGTACTGTTCCGAACCAGTTTGCTCACAGTTGATCGATTGGACACCGAGCTAACTCGTAGTCGATCCAGCTGGACCGGCAACGGTATTGATACCGCAGATATCTGCTGTTACATTGAGACCATCGTTAACTCTCAATCAAACACCTGCATCGAAGAAATCACAGCATGGGTAAATTTTGATCATAAGTAGTAATCCATGGTATGGCTGTATGAAAACACCCAAATTGAATCATTGCCTGACGATTGTGTTGGATTTGTCTATTTGATCACAAACACGGCAACAGGCAGAAAATATATTGGTAAAAAATTAGCAAAATTTAGCAAGACAACATACAAAGTAGTGAAATTAAAAAACGGCAACAAAAAACGCAAGAAAATCCGAAGCAAAATAGAATCAGACTGGCAGCTATACTATGGAAGCAACACAGAACTCAACCAAGACATTGAACGCTTAGGCGCAGACAACTTCACAAGAGAAATATTACACTACTGCAGGTCCAAGGCTGAATGTAGCTACATAGAAGCTCGCGAACAATTTAAAAATAAAGTATTAGAATCAGATGACTGGTATAATGGACACATACAAGTGCGTGTTCATGGCAGTCACATTAAAGGTAAAATGGTTATATAAATGGAAATATTATTCAGTGGATGCTCAATAGTTCAAGGAGCTGGACTTCCTGGATTAGTTGTGGATCCAAATAATTTTACTAACATCATTGGTAATATCCTTGGTGGCCGTGTAAAAAATATAGCCATTAGAGGAAATAGCAATGAGCGTATTTTTTTAGAAACTGCACATGAACTTTCTCAACGCTCATACGACATAGTAATCGTTTGCTGGACTGGCTACCCAAGGCATGTATTTTGGCCGGGATTAGAACTATACGAATGCCGAAGATCATTTACACCAACTACTCAAATTCAACAGCCGACGATAATACCCGAGCATAATGGCAATGATATTGTTTACACATCTGACCAATTTGAAAAAATTAAACAATGGTTCATGATGCTTACACATGATCATTATTATATTTTAGACATCTGCAGGTATATCTCTGTTCTTAAAAAATTGGTAGAGTTACATGGTGGAAAAATTTATTTTGTTAATACACTAACAACTTGGGATAATGGATATTTTGAACAGTTTAAAAATCTAGCCAATAGTGTTATTCGACCAGATATGTTGACCGATTATACTAATCAACTATTAAATTCCAACAATCGTGATGATGAGCAAATCAATGCGTTGTTTCATTTGATGTGCAAGGACTATCAACAAGCGGGCGGGATCAAATCCAACAGTTGGCTTAATCTTTATCAATCTTTACATTCGTTAAAAATTGATGTTGGCACCGATAATGAGCACCCTGGACCGTTGAGTCATAAAAAATACGCAGAATTATTAATTAATAACATTCAACAAAACACCGTACAAAATTTAAAACTAAAATAGGCAAACAACAGACATTGTGCTAGTCGTGGACTAGCCCCATTGCGGAACGGTGAGATACCCGGTCCTGATCTTGGGCGTCAAAGGCAAATGCTAACTTAAGGCAACAAATGGTTTGGGCTCCGTTGAAAAAGATACGACCCATGCTCATAGGACTTGGATTTATTCTTGGGTCACTAGGGTTCCGTTGATATGTGAAGCGTGAGTAGGGGGTACCGGTCAACCGCCTCCGTGTGGAAACACAATCTCATGAGAATAAATGACAGCTACACTCAGATAATGTACCAGTCATGTTCACCGTTTATACGGTGAATTGTGACCGCGTGATCTAGATAATGCACTTAAAAACAGTCAATTAAAAAAAAATGTTTCTGA